TATGATGTGCTTACTCAAGCTGTATTAAATTATACTACAGATGCGGGAGCTAACTGGACTTTAAATGTTAGAGGAGATGGATCTACTTCATTAGACTCAATTATGGACACAGGTGAGTCTATAACTATTGCCCACATTGTAAAACAAGGTGGAACAGCTTATTATAATTCAGCATTTCAAATTGATGGGTCAAGTGTTACTCCAGAATGGCAAGGTGGAACTGCGCCATCTGCAGGTAACATTAACTCATTAGATAGTTATACATATACAATTATTAAAACTGGTTCATCTACATTTACAGTGTTAGCTGCACAATCACAGTTTGCGTAATAAATTAGGAGGAGAAAGATTATGCCACTAGTAGGTACATTTGGAGCCGGATCAGGAAGAGGTTATGGATTAACTGTCGGAGGAGCAGCCCCAATCGAACCATTTTCAGCAGACTATCTTGTAGTAGCTGGTGGAGGAGGTGGCGGACCTGGAGCAGCTGGTGGCGGCGGTGGCGGCGGAGGATATCGTGCCTCTGGTTATGGACCAGCTCCTCTTCAAGGTTCTGCATTAACTTTAGATGGTGATACTACTTACCCAGTCGTAATTGGTGCCGGTGGTGCTGTAGCTGGAACCGGAGGTAATTCATCTTTTTCAAGTATAACTTCTGCTCGAGGCGGAACACAAAATCAATCAGGAGGATCCGGAGGTGGTGGAAGTCACAATGGAAACTCTGGAGGAGGAGGTAATACTCCCCCGACAACTCCCCCTCAAGGAAATGCTGGAGGAGGTTCATATGGAACACCTGGCCCCGATGTTAACGGTGGTGGTGGTGGCGGAGCCACAGCATCAGGAGGGGATGGTACTTTTTTTGGTAATGGTAGAGGTGGCGCTGGAGGTGGCGGTGCACCTAATGATATTACTGGAGAAGGTGCAAGTACCTATGGTAGAGGCGGCGGCGGTGGCGGCGGCGGAGGTAACGGTTCTCCTGCAGGAGCAGGCGGTGCAAACTTTGGACAAGGTGGCGGTGCCTCAAGTGGTAGTGGTGGATCTGGAGTAGTTATTGTCAGAGTTCCCGCTCTAGTAGCAGCAGGAATTAGTGTAAGTCCTGCTACAAATACAGTTATAGATACGCCCGATGGCGGAGTTGCAGCAAAGTTTACAGTAAGTGGAAATTTAATAGTTGCAGAAAAAGCATAAATATTGACAATTTTTTAACACATGTTATAAAAAGTTCATAAAGAAATATGAACTTATCAAATTACTATTATTATTTTAAATCAGCTATTCCAGAACGTATATGTAATGACATTGTAAGATATGGTCATCAAATGCAAGATCAAATGGCTTTCACAGGTGGATTAGGTAATAAAAAATTAAACAATAAACAAATTAAAGATTTAAAAAAGAAAAGAGATTCCAATGTTGTTTGGATGGATGATAGATGGATTTATAGAGAAATACATCCTTATGTACATCAAGCAAACGCAGATGCCGGTTGGAATTTTGAATGGGATAGATCTGAATCTTGTCAATTTACAAAATATAAAAAAGGTCAATATTATGATTGGCACTGTGATTCTTGGGATCAACCCTATTATAAACCAGAAAACCCACAAGATCCATCAAATGGTAAAATTAGAAAACTGTCAGTAACAGTTACTTTATCCGATCCAAAAGAATATAAAGGGGGTGAACTTGAATTTGATTTTAGAAACGTAGATCCTAATAAAAAAAGAAATGTTAAAAAATGTATTGAAATATTACCTAAAGGATCTTTAGTTGTGTTTCCTTCATTCGTATGGCATAGAGTTTGTCCTGTTAAGAGTGGAGAAAGAAACAGTTTAGTTATTTGGAATTTAGGATTACCTTTTAAATAATTATGTCATTTAAAAAAAATAAATATACTGTATTAAAAAAAGCTATTTCAAATGAATTAGCAGAGTTTGTCTATAAATATTTTTTAAATAAAAGAAAAGTAGCAAGTTATTTGTTTGATCGAAAATATTTATCTCCTTTTACCGAATATTTTGGTGTATGGAATGATGAACAAGTTCCTAATACTTATTCGCATTACAGTGATTTAGTAATGGAAACTTTATTACAGGAAGTTAAACCTGTTATGGAAAAACACACACAGTTAAAATTATCTGAAACTTATTCTTATGCAAGAATTTATAAAAAAGGTGATATCTTAGCTCGTCATAAAGATAGATACTCATGTGAAATATCTACCACATTAAATTTGGGTGGTGAGTCATGGCCAATTTATTTAGATCCAACAGGTAAAAAAGGTCAAGCTGGTGTTAAAATTAATCTTGAACCTGGAGATATGTTAATATATTCTGGATGTGACTTAGAACACTGGAGAGAAGAGTTTAAAGGTGAAAACTGTGGTCAAGTATTTTTACATTATAACAAGTCAGGATCTAAAACAGCTAAAGAAAATTATTTAGATAAAAGACCTTTACTAGGTGTACCTAGTTGGTTTAAAGGAACTAAATTGACAAAATCTAAGAAATAGTCTAATATTAATTTTATAAGGAGTAATAATATGGCACATTTTGCAGAATTAGATGAAAATAACACCGTTTTAAGAGTAGTAGTTGTAGGGAACGATTGTGTTCCTTCAGATGAACATATTGATGGTGAAACATGGTGTGTTAACTTTTTTAAAGGTGGCACTTGGAAACAAACTTCTTATAATAACAATTTTAGAAAACAATATGCAAGCACAGGTATGGTTTATGACGCTGCAAAAAATAAATTTATAAGTTTACAGCCTCATACATCATGGTCCTTAGATGCTAATGATGACTGGCAAGCACCAATAACTTATCCAACAGTTACAGAAGAAGGTGGTGTTGAATATATAATTTCGTGGAACGAAACAAAATATCAAGCTGACAACACTAAAGGTTGGGAAGGAATTAAATCGGAAGCATCTGTAGAAGATGCTCCTCCTGTTCCCGTTTATGACTGGAATGGTACAGCTTGGATAGTGGCTTCTTAAAATATTTAAAAAATATTAAATACCCTTCTGCTCAACAAAAAAAAGAACTTTGGGATATAGAAGGCACATTACATAATCAGTTATTAAAATTTGATTTAAGACCTTTAAAAAATAATTCTAAGAAGGGCTCTTTTAAAACTAAAGCTGATAAAACTGTATTTGATATGAAAGATCAATATATTATTGTAGATGTAGAAGAATTACATCAATATTTAAAAAGTAATTCTTCAAAAATAGTACATTTAGAAGATTTAATCTCTAAATTAGATTGGAATATAATACTACCAAAAAAATAAAAACCTTGTATATTTAGCATTATGGCTCTTAAAAAAGTAAGACTTGTTTTAAACATAAATAATGAATTTTGATATATTTCCCACAAAAATTTATGTAGGTAACATAGACGCTCAAAAAATTAAAATTAAAGAAAAGAAAATCTTTAACAAATGGAATAACGTAGCTACAAGCCATTCTGCAAATAATTTAGACAACACTATTGATAAAGAATCTTTAAATTATTTACTCAAAACAATAACTACTTTATTGAACGAGGTAATACATAAACCTTATCAGATTAATTTAACTAATATATGGAAAAACTATTATAAAAACAAAGATTTTCAAGAAACACATATTCACCCCAAATCAAGTTTTTCTTTTGTAATTTATGAAAAGATAAAAGAATCAAAAACTATATTTTACGCTCCGAATTATTTTTTAATTCAATCTATATTCGACGAACCTAGTTTATACCCACAAACTTTTAAACCTAATTTAACTAAAAATCAGATTATTATATTTCCTAGTTTCTTAGAACATGGCGTAGAACAGCATAATAATTCTATTAGTATTGCAGGTAACTTTAATTTTAGCTATAATTAAGACTATTAAATTTTAAAAAACCTTGTATATTTAGCATTATGGCTCTTAAAAAAGTAGATTTCGCAGCAGGTTTTAATAAACAAAGTGTACCTTCGGCTCTTCCTGGACAATGGGTAGACGGAGATTTCGTACGTTTTAGATATACCGCACCTGAAAAAATAGGTGGATGGCAACAACTTACACAAGCTAATGAAACAGTTCCTGGTGCAGCTAGAGCTCAATTAGCATTTACCAGTTTACAAGGAGAACGATATACAGCTATCGGGACTTCCCAAGGTTTATTCTTATATTATGGTGAAGCTTTTTATGATATTACTCCTTTAGATACTGCAATTACAGGAGCAACATTCGATACTTTTTCTAGTCAAAATAATGTTACTGTAAACAAAACTTCTCACGGTTTAGAAATTGGGAGATACGTAACCTTTACATCAGTTACTCCTCCGACAGGATACTCTGCAACAGATTTTACAGAAGGTGCTTTTGAAATTTTAACTGTTCCTAATGACAATACTTTTACAATTCAAATGAGAGTTAATGCAAGTGGTGCCGCGTCTGCATCTGGTGCAGC